AAGCGCTGGAAAGATCTTAATGAACAAAATAAAAGTGTGTTTCACACAGTAACAGTAAAACCTATAGAGTGCAATGAAAACGATACTCCATTTTAGGTACAAAACAGTTGCATACAACATAGATAAGTTATATCTTTCCAATGTAATAAAACAACAAGTTCTTTAACATTCTGAAATAAGACGAAGGGAGACAAATATCGATTCACACTATAGAATGGCGGAAAGCCTTTTAGTACAATACTAAGTGATATAGCTACGATCTTCGTCTTTTAAAAATATAAAGATAAAGATAAAGATAACAAGTAAGGCTATGAAGAAGCATCGAATGAGATTAATTCGAGTACAGCTACTTTATCTTTTAAAATAAACTAACTGCTGTAGGTTAATTGATCAGTTACTGGACCTCGGTTCGAAACCGAGCGCCTCCACAAAGAGTTCCGTGTAGAATTTTTGGTATGACTAGCCGAGATATAAATAGTTATTTTTAACGGGGGCGAATGGCTTTGACAGTAACAATGAAAGATTAAATAGGCATTAGTCCACAATAACTGCAAAAGTTATAAACCTTTTTACTCCGCAAATGAGATTTGCAGCGTAAAACGAAACTTGGGATCTGCGAAAAAGATCCCTAAATGGGGATTTAGCTCATTTGGTAGAGCGCTTAGTCGAAAGGCTGAGAGGTGGTAGGTTCGAATCCTACAGCCCTCACTAAGAACCGTGCTGTACTAGTTTACAAGTCCTTAAAACCACTTATCAGAATTGGCGGTGATATGATAAGTAAATTTTGCTTGTCAGTAATCTGAGTAACTGTCACACAACGTTTTATAGTTGCAATATACGCTTTTCGTCTATATAAAGCGTTACGATTACCGTACTCTTAAACAGAAAACGATGTAGCGTAAGCAGAAGGTTTCGTTAAGGTTCTTTAAACGGCACGAGGATAAATGTGAGTCCTCATCTTTTAAATAATAGCCTACCACAGCAATTAATTTAAAAAAAATCCAAGGGTGTTTTCACCCTTTTATTAAACATTTTGTTTTTTTGATTTGGGAAAGGTAAAGAGTAGTAGGTTTTTCTTCAATTTTCCTACTACTCAATACTTTTAACTAAAATATGTAATTATGGAAATTATCATTTGTAAAGCAAAATCAATAAACACTCAAGAGTGGGTGTATGGATATCCAGTCCAATATTCTATTGGAGTACTAGTATTGTTTGATGCAACAGCTCAACAAATACCAATTATACCTGAAACACTTTGTTACTCAACTCAACAAAAAGATAAAAATGGAAAAGAACTTTTCTTTGACGATATCGTAAATGATTTTGGAGGAGGAGTTCGTGTTACAGATTATGATCATTCTTCATATAATCCAAGACAAGCTTTCCCAGTAACAAAAGTTATGGGAGATCCAACAAGACTAGGAGCTATCATAAAGCAAGACGGAACAACTCGAATCAAAACATTAGCTATGGATTATGCTTATAATTTATCAAACGCAGCTAAACTAAGCAATATGGAATATGTTCAAAATCCTTGGGATACAATTTATCCACTATTGTAAAACTAATTAAAATTAATAATTTAAATCGCAAAATCGAAATGGAATCAAACAAGACTACAACAAACACTCTCACTTTTTCAGACGAAATCATTAGAGATTTTCTTATGAAATATCCGTTCATTACCACTTTACGTAAGTATCGTAAGGAATTAAATCAACCTTTTTGCATACCTACCAACTTGTTCGCAGCTGAGTCAAGAATATGTGTGAATGATAGATTAGGTGTACACTGCTGCTGTATGTATAGCAATGATTGAGAGTTTAGATAGACAAAATCAAAACTACTAATCATGGAACAGTTAATTACTCTCGATACAGCAAAACTTATTCCTAATCCAAAAAAGATAGATTACTGGAATGAAATAGAGTGGTTTGTAGTAAATAATACTGCTTCTAAAGGCTGGCATACAAGTAATCGAAGTGTTTTAGATATTTTCAACATAGACTATCCAAGACCAACTCAAGGACATCTTCAAAAATACCTAAGAGACGAATTCGATATAAACGTAAGAGTAGGATCAACAAGTAAAACTTGTCACTTTTACTATCTAGAATTATTAAAAGATGACGGATGTCAAGGAATTAGTATAAAAGGAAAGACTTTAGATTTTAATCATAAGGTTTGGGAAGACGCATTAGAGGCAGGACTAAAAACAGCTCTTGAATATTTAAAAAACAAACAAGATGAGTAAGCTATTCCCACAATACCAAAATGGACAACTTGTAGTAGTAAAAAGTAAACATACAGGAATACTATATCAAGGTGAAATAGAAATGAAGAACAAATCAACATTTGTTCTTAGAAGCACTCCTATACTTAAAGAGCAAGGAAATATTGTACAGATGAATTTTGGCTGTGGCTTAATAAAAGCAATAATTGATCCGAAAACACTCTTTGCTATATATGTTGGCAATGAACAATACAATGACCAAAAAGTATATTATGATTATTGTGTTTACCCAAAGTCGTTAACCGAAGGAAATTATAAAGATCAATTCATTGGAGTATGGAAGCATAAGTGGGTTGGAAGTACAAAATCTCTTATTGAGGTATTGAAAATAATTAAAAAGTACTAAAAATGAAAATCACTACAGTCAAAAAAGCGAGAAAAGATTATCCTAACGATATGATCAAAAAGGGAGATACTTATTACTATTGCGAGCCTAAAAGAAGAAAAACTGGAGGAATAAGAAAGATGAGATTCAAAGCTAAATCTTCTTGTGAATCTTGGATTAAAAGTTGGGGTAATAGATTTAGAGGAGAGTTCTCAATCAATATAGAATCGTACAATGAACGATTTGCAGATCTGCAAGATGAAGATCAAAAACAAGAGTTGTTAGATGAAATCGATCAATTCATAAGCGAAAAACAAGACAATCTCAATAACGTACCTTATCAACTTCAAGAAGGACATATACTTAATGAGCAGATTGAAGAACTTGAACAGATAAGAGATGAGGTAGATAATTGGGAAGAGGATTAATAAAAAGTAAATAATTATGATACAAGATCTATTACAACTTCTAAAATATACAACAAGCGGATTCTTTATATTTATAGGAAGTTATTCAATCATAGCAATGCTACTTTACTTTGGAGTAAATGGAGTATTAAAAATAACATCGAGAGTGATTAGAATGATTGTTATATTATTCAGAGGATGGCCTCCTAATCATTTAGACGCAGACGGAGATCATAAATAAAATAATTAGTAATCATGGAAACAATAGCTTACATTTGTGCAGGAGCAGGAATCTACTACATAATCAAATTAGTAGTAAAAATAATAATTGTAATATTCAAAAAAAAGTAATATGAAAGATCAAAGTAAATTACAAAAAGGAAACAGAACATTAGTAAGCATCGCTGCAATGTCAGATAACGAAGTGATAGCAGTAAACGGTAAAATTCCTTGGCACTTACCAAATGACTTCAAACACTTCAAGCAAGTAACCGAAGGACATCATATCATTATGGGAAGAAAAACATTCGAAAGTCTTCCAGGATTATTGCCAAATAGATGTCATATAATTGTTACAACAAACAAAGATTATAAACCAAACACTACTGGTTCACAACAAAAGAATTGTCCAATCATAGTTGTTCATAACTTACAACAAGCAATAGATATATGTCCTTTCAACAAAGCATCATACATCATTGGAGGAGGAGAGATCTACAAACAAGCAATGTCAATAGTTGATTATCTAGATTTAACTGTAGTACAGACACATATACATTTTAAATCATCTGACGTAGTAACATACTTTCCTTCAAGCGCTAAACATATAAACGATTTTGATTTTGAAAAAATGTTCGATGAAGTATATTACAAAGACGATAAACATCAGTACGATTATCGATTTGTAACTCTCAAAAGAAAAGATACAAGCGACAGAGAGATAATTGATTCAGTTGATTGGGATAAAGCAAAGCCTCTAAACGAATACTTTGATGACGGAGATAAAGATCAAGGAGATCCAAATAATTGGAAGACAACATCTCAAACTACTCTTGAAAGTCATCAACCTATTGAAGGGAAAAGTTACTATCCTCACAACAAAGTGCAAGATATTAAGTATCCAGATCACGAATAAAATAAAAAACTATGTACAAATACATCATCTCTTGGATTATCGTTTCAATAGTATCAGCTCCATGTCCTGATGCAAATAAAACAAATGAATTTGGAGTAACGTTAAACTCCTATATGTCATGTTTAGTATATCACACAAAGACTTTACAACAACCAATGCAAAAACAATTTGATACAAAAAATCAAGCATTACAGTTTAAAGACAATATCACTATGTATGCAAAACTACAACCAATCAATTTCTTATCTCCTGAATCACAAATAATCGAGATAAAACTAGATAGTATTAAGCAATAAAGCGAATTACTACTACAAATTAAACCACCTCTATAAATTGGGGTGGTTTTTCAATTTAAATTGCTATCCAATCAATAATAAGTACATTCGCATTCTAATATACTAGTAATCAATCAAGTAGTCGACTACTTTAGTAAGAGGAGCCCTCTTTATAAGAGGAATATAGTTGAGACGGTTGAATACTATAAGAGTTGGTTGATAATAAATAAAAAGAGGTTAAATGGCTGATATTCAGATAGATAGAAAATTAGAGTTAGAAGTTAAGAGGGAGGTCTTCCAAAAAAGTTACTATCAATTCACTTTATGGTGTTTCCGAATATTGTACCCTAATGAGAAGTTTGAAAGCAACTTTCACATTGAGTTACTGTGCGATTTGTATCAGAAGGAGGTCGAGCGAATAATTCGAAGAGAAGAGAAAGGTCAAGATATAATTGTCAATATTCCTCCTCGAGCATCCAAGTCGTTAATTACTAATGTATTTCTACTACCTTGGGCTTGGATAAGAGATCCAACCATCACAATGATCTCAGTATCATTTGATGAGGATTTATCACTTTTGAATGCTCAATACAGTAAAGATATCATTCAAAGCAAAGAGTTCCAAGAGTTATTTGGAGATAAGTTCCAAATAAGAAAGGATCAAAACTCGAAAGGTTTCTTTATGAATGATAAAGGAGGATTTCGTTTAAGTAAGACTACTGGCTCAAATATTACAGGACACAAAGGAGTGATAATAGTAGTCGATGATCCACAAAATCCAAAGACATCTGAAAGTGCAGTTAATAGACAAAGTACTATCGACTACTATACAAGATCATTATACAATCGTTTAACTCCTATCAATCTTGGAATAAGAATTATCATTATGCAGAGATTGCATGAAGACGATTTAACAGGATACCTTTTGAAGAACAATCCAGATGAGTATTTGCATATTTGTCTTCCTGCGACAGTTAGCGAGAAAGTTAATCCTCCTGAGTATGTTGAATTCTATCAAGACGGTCTGCTCGATAGAAATAGATTAAGCTTCAAAACATTACAGTCTTTTAGAAAAACATTAGGAGAACGAGGATATGGAGGGCAGTACGATCAATCGCCTGCGCCATTAGAAGGAGGAATTTGGAAAAGGAATTGGTTTGATATAATCAATCCACTTGTATTAAGAAGAGATACTGAAAACAGTCCAATCCACTTCTACATTGATGGAGCATATACAGCTAAGACAGAAAACGATCCAAGTGGTTTGATGGCAGCATTCAAGCAAGACAATTTCATCTATATATTAGACTTTACAGAGGTTTGGTTATCTTTTCCTGATTTGATTAAATATATTAAAGAATATGTAGTAAGATTTCAATACTCATATAGATCAAGAATAGTAGTAGAGCCAAAAGCGAGTGGTATATCGATTGTTCAACAATTAAGAGATATGACTGGACTAAATGTAGTTGAAGGCATTCCTCCAAAGGATGACAAATTGGTAAGAGCAAATAGTGTCGCTCCTACTATAGAGGCAAGAAGAGTAAGATTAGTAGATGGTATTTGGGCAGTCGACTACTTAGAGAAAGTTACAACCTTTCCAAACGGTAGTCACGATGAAAGTACCGATTTAACTGTAATGGCTGTTCAAGATCTATTATTTGATAATACTCCTGACTTTATGTTTATGCAGCAATAAATATAATTTACATACTTTCGTTGCTAGATATTAATTAAGGTCGTATCTTTACTATATATTAATCACATAAGTAAAAAAATTGAAATTATGGTATCAATGAAAAAGTATTTAAAAGCTTTAAAGATCGTTAACGCTTATCATGAACAGATACAGCTACAAGCTCAATCGATTATAAACCCAACTCAGATATATAAAGAGTTAGAGCAAGTTCAGATAGGTGATCAAGTCAAATGTATTTATGTTCATTCTTCTAGTACAAATCACTTAACGATTGAAAAACAGTATCAAGTTCTTAATACTGATCACTCTCGATTTATGATTCAAGTAGATTCAAATAGAAAGAAGTGGTATTACAAAACTAATAATCATTTTAGACTACTTTAAATTAACCCTCTTCGGAGGGTTACTTGCTTTTTACATACTTCTGTTGTCTAGTATTATAAATTAGCATATCTTTCCAATAAATTAAAAATAATTAAATCGTATGAACAATCCAATCGTAAAATTGTGGTACTGGATATTTCCAGTAAAAGATGAACAAGCAAAAGAGCTTGATGAATTATTAGATAATAAGAATTCAATTATTAATTCATTATTGAACAATCATCACAAGAAGCTGAGTACAGTCAAAACATTAAAACTACTAGCTATGGTAGAAGAAGAGTTGGAAGTAATTCTAAAAGATCGCTTCTTTGATGCTCATGAAGAGATTGCAGCTATCGAAACTTATAGAAATAAAAAAAATGGCAAAGAAGACATCAAAGCAAATTCTTAAATCAGTCACTTCTAATCGAGTTGGTCTTCAAGATCCAAAAGTGGTCGAGAAGAAGAATCGAAGAGATCTTTCTAAGACTCTTGGTCCAAAACCAAATATGGAGAGAGAGGTCTATGATGTGATCGATTGGATGCGTGAAGGATATAGTAATGAATGGTGTACTCAAAAATTAAGACAAACTATCAATGATAAGACAGGGAGAGTGTACTCTCCTCGTTTTGTTGAAAATATAGTAACTGCCTCCAATCAATTGATCAATCAATGGTATAGAAGCCAAATTTATCAAATTGAAAATGTTCATATCACTCGCTATAATCAAATAGTAGTAGAAAAGTTGAATAAGAAGTATGATTTTAGTGAAAACATGCCCGAATGGTTAAGAGTAAAGCTTGAATCAGATGATTTAATGGAAGCTCTTAATGCACTTAAGCAAAAAGAGACACTATTAGGAATGCATCGCAAAACGTTCAAACTAACAATCAATACTCAAAATAACATCAATATCGTTGGACCAAAAAAGGTTGATAAAGATAAGATCGATCTAACTAAACTTACTCTTGAAGAACAAATCGAATTAATGCAACTAATAGAGGTAAGTAGTAGAACAGAAGATGAAGTATTTGGAGTAAAGTTACATTCGACAGATAAAGAGAAAGATGTTGAACAAGAGGTTGAAGTTATAGTGAATCGCAATATTGATCATATCGAGCCGTTCTCTAAACCAAATCCTAACAATCAAGGATCAACGCTTGATGATATCAAAACTCTTATTCAACAACGCTTATTACAATCGAGTCAAAACAATAAACAAATAACTATAAAGTAAAGCATCTCTTATGGAATTATTAATAAAATTTAAAGATACATCTAATTCTTTTACTTTAGGATGTGAGTACGGTAGGCTGTTAGATAGATTTGAAAGAGGAATAGAGATTGTAGATAACAATAATTTTCCAATTCATTTGAAAAACAAAGAAGTTGTCATCTCTACTTGCAATACCTTCAATTATACACCTATTTTTGGAGAAATTTATTATGATGAATGGATAGACTTTAAGGCGATTAAAAACAATAATTTAAATTAAATAATATGAAAACATTTTTAAATATTTATGAAGTAGTTCAAATTGTCACATTAATAATATGGTTATACTGGATGATAACAAGTCGACCAATGTCCAAAGAAGGAGGCAGTCGCTTCATTAGAAATTGGAAAGAAGGAGGATATTTAGGTTTAATTATAATGGTAATTATATCATTAGGCCTATCTTTCGCAGCAGCTAGATCATATCTACTACTAGAATTCTTATCTAAATAATTGTAAATAGAAAGATATGGCAACGACATTTGACGTATTATTAGAAAATCAACCAATTATTAACGAATTAATGAGTAAAATCAACTTCGTTGAAGTATCAAGATTCGCTACAGGAGGATTACACTCATCTCCTTCATTACTAATCACTTACGAAGGAGACGAAAAGGATTATCATGAAAGAGGATATATTATGAGACCAGGAAACTACGACTATTACTTTTCCATTAAATATCCTAATGGAACAATATTTAATTCTCTTGAGCAGTTTATAGATGATTATAAGAATCATCCAAAATACGAATATAAAGAAATACAGTTATGAAATATTTTAAAGTCGAAGGAATGATAGAAGTTGAAGATCACATTACTATTGATCAAGTCAACAATGCAGTAATAGACGGAGTGATTGACATCAATGGGTTATTTGCAGGAAGATTAAAAGCAGTTGATCAAGAGGGAAATGAAATCGTTCAACAAGATTCACAGACTGATCAAATTATTACTCTAAATGCTAAAGATTACTTAGAGAATGATGACTTTGTAAAGAAAGTAGAAGCAACTCCTATTGTATATAAAACACTGTTTGAAGAAGATGACTGCGCTCCTGATGCTAAGAAGTATTTTCATGCACAGTTTCAAATGTATTTCAAAGCTCCATTAAAACAGTATCTTTTAGGGATTACTGAGATCAGTGAAGGAGATGATGTTGTTTATTACGATATCTATCCTCATCGAATCATTAACGAGATAGGAAGATGGATTGTTCAAAAAGACATTAATTTTAATTAATCATGGATCCATTACAAGACTACATTCAATCACTTAATCCAGTAGAGTCAGATACTACAGAAGGGTTGTTTTACGGAGCGAAATATAATTGCTATAAAAAGGGAGAATTTATAGGAATCTTTACTTGGACTCAAGATAAGTATGTTGGAGATTCTTTTCAACGACCTGATTTAACTACAGAAGGAGAAACTTGCATTGAAGTAGGTCTTCCTGATATATGTAGAAAAGATATCCACAAGGGAGATATTGTCACATTTACAGATTTTAGAGGAGTTCATACTACAGCTCAATCAAAACATGACGGATATATTCCTGGATGGGTAGGTGTAATAAGATGGAGTGATTACGACGGTTGGGTCTTAGATAAAAACAATACTCACAATCAATCAATACTAAAAGCGAAAGACGGAGAAAAGCAATCTCGAAATAATCCATATCACCATCGAATGGGTCATATATCAAGAGTGAGACCAATGATCGTTGGTAATATGTATGAGAATATAGATTTACTAGCTCACTTCGATTATGACGCAGTAAAAGAGAAATACGAAAAAGCAGTAGAGCAAATAAAATAATTTACTTCCACTGTTGCCTACTACATACTTCTGTTGTATCTTTCCGTTATAAAATTTTTAAAACCTAAAAAATGGAAACACAATTAACGTTTATTCTTCCACTCCTTTTTGGACTTGGAGCAAGTGTAGTGATATTACTAATCGCATATCTGTTGACAAAATGGATAAACAATTCAGTAATAGAAACCATGATTCGCCTTGAATCAATAGAAGAGAAACCGTTATCTCTCTCAATTACCCGACTTGAAGGGAAAATAGTCGCTGAACAACCAGTAAGGCTTTTTGAAGACTTAGAAAAGTTGGGAATTCAAAGAGCAAGTATTAGCTATGATGATCCAGCATGGATTTCAGTTTCGCACGATAGAATTGAAATAACTCTTTCGATTGAAAACTGGAAAAAATTAGTGACCTTAACTCATTCAATTCTTCCAACAGAAAAAGGAGGATATTAACAACTAATTAATCCTCTACATTCATTTGTAGAGGATTTTTAAATTTATAATTAAAATCTAAAACATATGACTCTGACTCCCAACTTACAAAACAAACAACTTGAATTATTAGAAGTATTAAGAAAACTTAATTCAGCTAATAATAAAACTCTAACAGCAGTTGAATTTGACGCATTATTCATTACTTTATCTCGAAAATACATTCAAAGAATCAAAACCGTTTTGATAAAGAATGCGATTATCAGAGTTCAGTGTAAAGGAGTAAAGAGAGGACAAGGATGGTTAGTTACTTACTGCAGCATTGTAGAGCCAAATATTCACACAAGCGAGCAGACTTTCGAATTAGTAAGAAAGCTTACAGCTACTTATAAGAGAAACAGCTATTTAAGAAAGAAAGGACAACGAACTTACACTAACGACTGGCTTCTTGAACAAATAAAGGTAATCAAGCAGACGTTTGAGAGTAATAATCCTAATATTCAAGTAGATTTAAGTGTAAATTTCGTCACTATACAAAAGCATAAAATTTAAATCGAAATCGTTATGGTAACAGGATTTGAAGAGTTCTCTTATGAACTTACTGAAATTGAACAACAAAAGATCTATCCAAAATTCATTGAAGCATGGAGGGGAAGAGTTGTAGAAGAATTGATCAAAGCAAAAGACATGATCGATGGAATGCAGAGTTGGATTGAAAAAAACAATATAACTACCAAACCAGGAAAGATATATAAGATGACAGGTCCAAGAATGCGAAAAATCATTCATTGCGCAAGAGTAAAAGGAGATCTTCCAAATATGATTGCTAACAGTAAAGGATACTTCAAGACAGAAGATCAAAATAAGATCAGAGAGTTTATTAAAAGTTGTCGAGAACGTTCGAATAGCTTTTCAGAAGTAGCAAATGCATTAGAAACTTATAACTTCGAGAGATAATGGGAAAAGTAATTCAACAAGGAGGAAGAGCTACAGGAAAGACAACAAGATTAATAGATTATATCGTTCAACAGCTGTTTGATGGTAAAAAGATTTACTTTCCAACAAAAGCTCAAGTAGAACGCGATAATATTGATACTTATAGACAAGTTGAAAGAACTAATATCCATAATACTAATTACTGGAAGAAACAGAATACAATTGTAGCAACTGATTGTGATATTTTAACAGGAGATTCTCAGCAACAATTCATGCGACGATTATTCAGTCGCTTAGAGTTAGAGCATGGATTAACTCTTAAAAATAAGATTACTGCTTATAATGGATTACTTATACTTCAACTTAGTGATTTTAAAAGGATACGGAGATGATTAATAAAGGAGATATATTTTACGGAGCATGGATAAGTGTTTTATCTGCAGCTAACGAGCATTCTGCTATCGAAATGGAAGAATGGCATGTTACTAAAGTAGATAAGAACGGCATTTACTTAAAGCAAAAAACCAGAATTTCTTGGGGTAAATTATCTAAGAAGCATGGAGATTTTGGTTTTCTACCAAACATTCCTGATTATTACAAAAAGTTAGTCCCACCTAACGAAACTATGATCAGTCAAGGGTTGTATAAAACTAAAATAGGAGCTTATAGATCAATCAAACCTATTCTTGAAAAGAAAGTTAAAGAACTCACTCGTTTATTGAATAGAGTGAATAAATCGATAAAGAAATGAGCAAAGAAGAATTATTAGAATTGATTAATTCGTGTGAAGAATTAATTCTTCCAAACGGAGCAGTTGGAGCTATTTGGAAAGAAGATTTGATTGAGAAAATTGAAAAATCTTTTGAAAATGAGTGATAATCAATATTATGATGAATATCGTCAACTCCAAATAAAGAAGGATAAAGATAAAAGCGAACTACCTCAAAGTAAATAAAAATGAAAGATCCAATAAAATTTATAACTCACATAGGAGCAGGGTGTGTAGGAGATTCTCACGATCGTTTAACAAGAGCTGCGATTGAAAGTATAATCGATCAACACAAACATATGCCTATTTTAATAACAGGAATATCAAACTCTGGCAAAACCGGTCCCGAAGCAATGATGCGATTATTTCCGACAATGAATGGTAATCAAATGATCGAAGCTTCAATTACTATTGAAAGTGGAATTGATATCAGTAAATTGTTAGTAGGCGATAAATTCAATCATTCAGTAGGAATGAGATTAATCAAAGAAGATGAGCTGTAATAGTTGTAGATTAGATAAACCAATCGTTAATAAAAAATATGATCTATGTGATGATTGCAACTATATGCGACTACACAACGGTCAAAGTAAAGCGGAAGTAGCAAGAGAAAAGGCTTCTAATAAAATAGCTACTCTACCAAAGATATATGTTTTTAAGACAAAAAAGAGATTGTCGTCAAATCAAAAGACACAAAAACAACAAGTGATTGATAAAGCGCTTCAATTACTAAAAGAGTCAATTCGACTTGATGCAAAACAAAGCGACTCCTACTACTGCAAAGGTTGCGGAAAAACTGAAAGACATCTTGATTGTAGCCATATCCTTTCAGTTAAACATAGAAAAGATCTTGAGCTTGTTAGAGAAAACATCAATCTATTCTGCAGACAATGCCATATAGATTGGGAGAGCGGAGATATTCTTAAAATGATAGCATTACATAGCTTCGAAAAAGATCTTGCTTATATGAAAGAAAACGATCCAGGAAGATATAACAAACTACTTGATGCTATCATATATCTCGTAGTACATATAGATGTGATTGATCCAGGAGAGAATATTGAACAGAAAGCAATAAAAATAGCACACGAAAATGATTTTATAATTAAATAATAAAACAATGGCAAGATTTTACAAAGTAATAAATATCGAAAAGAAAGCAGCTGCTAAAAAGTTGTACGACGAACTACAACAAATGAGAAAAGATAATTTTGAAGCAGTTAAAAAACTAGTTCCATTTCCATGGGATAAGTATTTTGGACATGGTATTGGATTTACATTAATTCCTACATTCATTGGATTTGTACCGAAAGAAGGAGTGCAAATTGAGACGCCTACAGGTTGGAGGGTTGATAAGAAAAATAATTGCTTAGTTCCAGATAAAAAGACTAAAGAAGGAAAGATTATCAACAAAGCTCTTGAAGATTTGCCTAATGTGTTTTACGATCGAGTATATAAAGACTTAGGAATTGATGCAAAAAATGCTGGCAGAAGCTTTAGTATTCCTTATGTAATGGAGGCAGTTCTGCAAAAACCAAGCGAAACAACCGGAGATCCTCTTGAAGAAAAAGAAATATATGTTCAAATAGACGAAAAAATAGAGCTAGAAGAGCAAGATTTCGAGGAAGTAACTACGACTTATGTAAGGAAAATGCTTAATCAGTAATAATTCTACAACAAAAAGTGGAAATTATATAACTAATTCGCCTTATTCATCTATATCTTTACCATTATTAATATTAATCGTTAAATAGACAAAAAGATGAACAAAGCAGTATTTAAATTAGAAGTTTCTGAGGCCGTTAAGCAAATCGCGCAGAAACATGGAGTTACAGTAAAAATTGAACCTGTAGCTAAAGTGCAAGATCACATGGAAGCGAAGATTGTAATTATAGAGAAATCAAATACTACAAGAACTGATCAAGTAAAAGCATTGTATAAAAAAGGTTTAACATCTGCGAAAATAATTGCAGAAAGAATTGGTTCTCATCCTTCATATGTAGGATTATTACTTACTAGAGTTAAAAAGGTTAACGAAGGCAAAATTCTTGCTTAAAAATCAGTAAAGCAAATCACTAAACACGCACTATTAATTTAGATGCGTGTTTTTTATTGAATTATTTTACATACTTTTGTTGCATAATAATAAAATTGATATTATCTTTACCTCATAGAAATAAAGAAAAATTTTTAACAACTAAAAAATAGAAATCATGTTAACACTATCAAACAACAAAAATGTAAAAAGATTAAGCGACGGTAAATCAACTTTAATCATTGTCTCAATTCTTGTAGTAGCAATAGCTGCAATTACAATTTGGAGAAGTGTTTCTTAATTTATGCAACTAGATTTAGAAGCAGGATACGGACGATTAGATAACACTCTATATCAAGATGGAGTTCCAATCGTCCGTTTTACTTTTAGTAAGTTCCCTGATTACGACGAACTTAGTCCTGACGGAGTGAAGTATATGCAACGATATATCGAAGGATATAAGGATAGAAATTATTTCGACATCCTTCCAGGATATTGGACTATTTATCCGAAAGAGGAAGATATTATAGAAGAGTTGAGTTTTCTTGACATTGAACCTTTAAGTGAGAGAAATGTAAAACAAACTCCTATTGAATTAATAACATTTACTGAAAATCAACAACAATATAGAAAGATGGAAAATTTAAGAATCAATCTAAATAATACAGTTCACGACTTCGAAAAACAGAATTTAGTAACTATTGCTCGCAAAGGCGGAGGGTATGATAAGTTGAAATGTAAAAACTGCGGTTTAACAGCTAAGACCACACAATTAGGATATGCAGAGTTTGACGGAAAACCTAATATTGATACAGCAAATAACTGCTCTTTCGATATTGATAAAGCAGAGTTTGTAGGAAAAGAGATCGAAGTAACTCGATGCACTGCTCAAGGATCATCATTTGCAAATCTTACTCCTCAATCAAGACATATCATTGTAGAAGCACCTAAGCCTTATAGAAACGATATGACTGGAGTTTGGGTTCTAGGTGTAAATGAAGCTGTAAAACTGCTTAGAAATGAGTTCAAATTTATTGAAAAGCTTGATATTCCTACCAAAAAAGAGCAACCTATCAGTAAATTCGAAAAAGCAATCGATTCAGTTACTAAAAAGTCAGATTTTCAAGAGCTTAAAGCAGAAGTTTTGAAAGATGGAGAAGAAGCTCATAATCCAACAGCTAATCGTTTAGAGCAAGTAAAATTCTATGTTAACAAAGGAATTATATCCTCTGTAACAATTGCTAAGCTAATAGATGCAAATCCAAGTTATGTGTATAGATTGGTTAAACAAGCTCAAGAAGAGAAATAATGAAAAAACTAAACATACCAAGAGCAGTTCATATCAGCTCTACTAACAGAGATCGAATTACAATTGATGGAGAGTATGTAGAAGAATTACTCTCTCCTACACATCATATCATTATCTCAGGAGAAGATTACGAGCAAGCAGTTGATAGTGGAAAACTAATGCTTGATGCAATTAAAACTTATCATGAACACGAACAGCTGCCATCGCAATTAGGCGATCAAGTAGATAAGCTGCAACAAGAAAAGCAAGAATTGTATGATTACGTTCGTTCGATTACTATAATAGTTAGATCTTTTCGAGATTATGATCCTAAAACAATAGGATATAAAGCTTACGAAGAGCATAAGAAGTTACTTGAAAAGTACAAATAATAAAAACCAAAACCATATAACCGATGAATAGTTTATTGCAAATTTTCAAAAAAGACTTTACACAAAAAACTAAAGATTGTGATCAAGAGTCAAGCTTAGATTTCCATTTTGGAGACATAGTTAACGATCAAGTTAAAGAATTCGAGCACGAAATTAAGAAGATTGTCAGGAAAAGTAAAATGAGAGGAGAAGGAACGATAGTCCTTACAGAAGGCACTAAAACAACGCTTCTCACATTCTTATTCTTTCCTCGAGATTGTGAATTGAAGATTGATCATTTATAAAAAGCGAAGTAGGTAAAAATAAATTACCTACTTTTGTTGTATGATCGAATTACCTGATGTATCTTTACCATATCAAAATTAAAAGATCAAATATTATGGAAACTACAAAATCAATAGAGCAAATTACTAAAATTCTTAGCAAAGAGAAAGTGTATAAAGAAGAAATTATTAAGTGTGATCATAGTTATGATAAAATAAGAATATCGATGGCTAAAGGCTATAATATATGTAATTGTGGAAGAATGATTGAAATCAATACTTCAATTTAATCAGTTAAATAAAAATTGCAATCAAAATAATCGAAATCATGGCATTAAGACAATATCAATCGGACGACAAAGCTAATATCTTAGAAGCTTTAACTCAATATAATTCAGTACTTTATCAACTTCCTACAGGAGGAGGAAAGAGTGTTGTAATGACATCTGTTATTGAAGACTTTAAGGATAAAAATATTATCGTTTTCGCTCATAAGAGAACATTACTTCTACAACTAAGAGATCACTTCAAAAAGATCGGAATAACTGCAGGAGTACTAGCTGGATCTTTTGAAGAGAATCTTGATAGTAGCATCTTGATAGTATCAATTCGTACAGCTGTTAAAGATGCAAGATTAGAGAAGATTTTAGAGAAAGATTGGGATATGGCTATGATTGATGAAGCAAGAAATAGTCGTACTAAATCTTACGATAAAGTTCTTGATGCATTGAGAGAAAAACATCCAAATTACAAGTTATTTGGAGTAGATGCGACTCCATATCGTAAAGACAAGAAGCGTTTAGATAAGCACTTCCAAACACTTATCTGCAGCAATGAAACAACAGAAAGCTTAATGGCCCAAGGATTTTTACAGAGATGTAAAACAATTGTAAGTCCTATTAATATTGAAGAGTTACAGGAAGAAGTTAAAGAGAATTCAGGAGATTATCAAATGCAGTCGCTTTCCGCTTATATGAGAAAGCCAAAATATCTTGAATATATGGTTTCTCAATATGTTAAGTATGGAGAGGGACGTCAAAATCTTGTATTTGCTGTAGATATTGAACACGCAAAAGACCTTCAACAAATGTATGAAGATAATGGATTTGAAAACCAAGTTTCTAGAGTAGATAGCACAATGAGTGAAGCTGAAATTGTAAAAGCTTTATCTGATTTTGAGCAATGTAAAATACGACACTTGATCAATGTTGAAATGATTACAGAAGGAGTTGATTTACCGATCACAGGATGTATTACAGGAGGAAGACCGACTAAATCATTAACTTTATATCTACAGATGGGTGGTAGAGGAACACGTCTCGACGGCATGTTTGATTATTTTATTTTACTTGACTGTTGTGGTTGGACTGAAGAGTATGGAGTAATTGCTACAAAAAAACATTGGTCATTAAATCCTGAGATTGATCCAAACGGTGCGAGATTAACTAATAAAATCTTCGGTAAACATCCAGTTACAGGAGAGTTAGTAGAAGATCTTACAGATTTTATCGGAGAAGTAATCGAAATGACTCCGGAAGAATACTTACAAAATCTTCAAGGAGGTAAAGAAAGAGCTGAACAAATCAACGTCTCTATCGACGATAAAATTAAAAATTTATTTGAAGCTATTCTTAAATTAATCATGATTATTGAAGGAATATATAAAGATTATGATGTTGAATTTGATTATGATAACACATATATAAGGAGAGTTAAATTCTTTCATAAAAGTAGTATTGAAAGCGAATGGTCAAGAATGAGAGCTGAACTAATCTTTGATAGTAGAGGTAAAAAGCATGAAATCTACGCTCAAATGGTTGGTAGCTATGATGGTGATAAAAGATTTCAATTTTTAAAACTTACCAAATTAGTAGGAGAGTTAAACGCTAAATTATTCAAAGACGATAAAGATACAATTACTTTCAAAAGCTTTGAATTAATTGAGCAAATATCTGATTTGAATAAATCAAAGATTAATTTAGAACAGTTTAGAAGAGCTGAGGAGGCACATAAAGAAGAGCAGTTCATCAAAACAGTTGAAGATCATACCAAATTAATTGGTCGCTTTGATTTGCCTAATAAATTAACTTGGGGCCACTTCTTTAAAGAAAGCTATAATACTCATATGAGTGGCAATATAGTAGCTATTGATATTCCTGCAAGAAAAATCAACAATCATCAAAACACTATCATGCTTTCTATTGAAGTGTTTGATCAATGGATTACAACAAAAGAGGGAAAAAGTATTAAAGCTTACAAAATAGTAGAAACTGAGAAAAAATATATTAAAGGAGAAAAAATTATTGAAATGCTTCAATCCAGTAAATGGCAAGTTGAGGTTCAAAATTAATAACATACAGAAATAAGTTGTATTTTTACAAAATAAATTAATCATAATCATGGCAAAATTAACATTAGAAAATAACGAATATACAGTAGAGTCTCTTGTGAAGAGAATGAAAGATATGTTCAAGCAAAAGAATAATGGAGCGTGTTTCTCTAAAGCTGATATTCACGATTGGGCCAATAAGCAGCGCCTTCCAAAACAATATGGAGGAGAATATATCAGAGTATCAAAACTCGGTCCTCTCAAAATATTAACTCTTTCTATCGAACCTTTCACTGATTATACACCACAAACTGTTAAAGTGATTAAAAATGGCTTACAATAGATCACCACAGAATCCAAATAATTTCGTAATATTCGACTTCGAAACTGGAGGAACTAATGCTAATGAAAATTCAGTAACTGAAATAGCGATCATCACTATTGACGGAGGAACGTTGAAACAAATTGAATCATATCAAGCTTTAATAGCTCCTTACGACGATTCTTTGATTTATGATCCAAGAGCTGAAAAGGTGAGTGGAATTTCAAAAGAAATGTGTGAAAGTGATGGATTACCTATTGAGCAAGTCGCTAAAGAAGTGTTAGACATCTTGATGAGAGCGAATATAAGACAAGAGAAGTCTGCGGGACTAAGACCTATTCTAGTAGGTCATAATGTTACTTTTGATATTGATTTTTTACATCATTTGTTATTTTATGGATTAGGAAAAGATTATCAAAAGCTTTTAGAGAAAGCTTTGCACGGACGTATTGATAGATTCGGTAACTTTCAGCCTTCATATATGGATACATGGAGTATTGGAAAGTCTTGGTTTCAAGATGAAAAAGAATTGTACGACTATAAATTAGCAACACTCACAGAAAAGCTTGGAGTCGACTTAAATAATGCGCATAGAGCAATGAACGATGTCGTATCTACAACAGAAGTGTTTAGAAGGTTTTTAACTAATCTACGAACAAGTTTTACGGCTAATTATAAAGGAAATAGAGAAGGATTTACTTTTCCAATTTAAATTTAAAATTATGAATTTTCTAAAAAAAATAATAAAACAATGGGAAGGATGTGATATCTGTGGGAAGTGGTGTTGGGGAAAATGTTCTCAAGGAAGTGATTTTCCTGAATAATTAAAATCGAAAAATGGAAAATATTTATTTAGTCGAAATTTTCTTCGATGGAGCCTGTAAAAATCAGGTGGATACAAATTGTCCAATGGGATTAGGAATAGCTGTATTCTTTGATAGTAGATATCAAGAGGATTTAAGTAGAGCTATACTCGTTGAAAATAACGAAGATGACGGAACTAGTAATTTATCTGAATGGTTAGCTTTATGTAATGCATTACAAATTGCTGCAGATCTAAGAAAGACTTATAGTGGAAAAATTAAAATTTATGGAGATAGTAAAATCATAGTCAACCAATTCAATATGATTTGGAGGATGAATGATACTAAATTCAGAAAATACTTCAATATAGCTCGCTCTCATAATGCTACAGCTAAAGTAGGAGAAGCAATCTGGATTCCACGAGAAAAAAACACTAAGGCTGACGAACTATCTAAAATGGGCCTAAAACAGTGTAAAGACAACAGTAAAAGATATCAAATCAAAGCAAGACACGATGAAAGCGATAGTGAATGGATCGAATTTGAAAGCAATAGTCTCACAAAAGTTGAGCAAAAAATGCACAAAATCTACGATAACGACTTACTTGGAGAAGCTACTTATCAAATGTGGGATCAAAAAAATAGAGAAGAAATCTCTTTCACTACAAAGTGAAGATGAAGTATATTATATCTTAAATAAACAAATTGAATATCAGACATATTCTCCTTTGATTGGTACGGCAAATATCGTTGTTAATAAAGGAGAGTTGTTTGAGCCAGTGTTAGATATGCCAGGAAAATTCTCTAATGGGTTTACTGTATTAGATCAGCAATTGCTTGAAAAGTGTCCTTTGTTTGAAAAAGCTTATAAAATTAAAACATAAATCTAAATTAATATAATATGAACACAGAAGAAAACAAAACTGAACAATCGAATAATTATCATCATGTTGAAGGAGATATAGATCCAACTGCTCAGTCAGTGACTACAAGCACTGAAAATCACTCTCAAACAATTAAGCTTTCAGATGAAGAAGCTATTAAAGCTTATGTTAATGATCCTCAGATTAAAGCAGACCATCTACGAATTGCTAAAGAGTTAGAGCAAGTGTTCGAGAAAAGATGGTTTACAGCTGAAATGGTTGCAAAAAAAACATTAATGAAAGATCAAGGCATGATTGCTCAAATGATGTTAGGATTGCAGTTGTTTAATTTAGTTACTGCAGCGGAAGGAGGAATTAACTACAAGCATCAGACTAAATTCAAAATAACTATTTCTATCGAAGATCGATTGAAGGTCTTAGATCAACATAAAGAGAATCACTTGAAACAAATTGAATTGATTGATCAAGAAAAAGAAAAACTCCTTCAAGAACAATCTGCTGGTGAAAATAATCAATAATAAATGCGATATTCGCTGAAATTTTTACTGGTTTGAGAAGAAACAATAACAATACTAGAAAACAGCGTTTAAACATATCTAAGTCGAATGTGAATCCAGTCAATCACTTCGACTTAGATATTCTATCGCAACAATCTCAAGAACTAGAAATAGCCAAACAATTAGCTCTTGAAAAAGCCTTTACATCTAATGATATTGGGCAAATAATGAAAGCTCAAAACTATCTAAAAAAAATAGAAAAGAAGGAAGAAGTAGATTATAAGTCTATGTTAGTAGATCCTATGGATCTAAGTAGCTCTTTCGGATATAAACATAAGCCTTTCAATGTAAGTTACGAAGTTCTTAGAGCTATGAGTAGAACTCATATCGTTAAATCTATTATTGAAACAAGAAAGGAGCAAGTATCTGATTTTTGTACGCCTAGAGATAATAAAAACGGTATAGGGTTTATTGTTCAAAAGAAAAAAGGATATCTATATAAGCCTGACGCAAAGCCGGAAAAATTAAGCAAAGGAGAAGAACAAAGAATTGAGCAAATTATTACATTTATAATGAATTGTGGCTCGATTCAAAATCAATGGCACGCAGACGATTTTGACGACTTTACACGTAAAGTTATTGGAGATTCTTTAACATTAGATCAAGCTACTTTTGAAGTCCCTAGAAACAAAGGAGGACAGCCTATAGAATTTTTAGCTACAGATGCTGCTACTTTTCGAATAGCTGATTCTTATGAAGATGAACAAAGTAAAACAGAGGTATTGATTAACGGATACGCTCCCTCTTATGTTCAATTATATAACGGTAACGTTATATCAGAATTCTACCCTTGGGAAATGTGTTTTGGAACAAGAAATCCAAGCACTAACATTTATACTAACGGTTACGGTAGAAGTGAGCTTGAAGATATGATCCAAACGGTCACAGCTATTTTAAATGCAGACACTTATAATGCAAACTTCTTTAAAGTAGGAAGTGCACCAAAAGGTATATTGAAATATACTGGAAATATCAATCCAAACACTGTTGAAGATTTCAGAAGGCAGTGGACAGCTCAAGTGTCAGGAGTGATGAATATGCATAAAATTCCAATGATTAATGCTGATAAATTAGACTTCATATCTACAGGTCAGAATAATAAAGATATGGAATTTAGTAAGTTTCAAGAGTTTTTAATTAAAATCACCTGCGCTATATATAAGATGGATCCAGCAGAAGTTGGATTTCCAATGCAAGGAACATCAGAAGCTTCCGGACTTGGAGGTGATGGAGGAACTAAGTCTAAAATTCAACATAGTCGATCTAAAGGATTAAAACCTCTTCTTCGTAAATATGAAAAATGGATAAATAAATATATTGTAGCTCCACTAGATCCTGGATACGAATTCAAATTTGTTGGATTAGATGACGATGATGATGAAGAAGCTGAGCTCGATAAAGATATCAAAGCTTTAAGTAATTTTATGACATTAAATGAAATTAGAGCTAAAAGAAATTTACCTGCTATTGAAAACGGAGATGTAGTTCTAAATCCAACTTACTTACAAGCAATAGGACAAGCTCAACAAGGAAATGAAGAAAGCAATCAAGCTGTAGATAATATGAATGGTGGAGGAGATGAAGATCAAAATCCATTTATGGATAATGAAGAGGAAGAAAATCCTTTCATGAAAAGCTTACAAGACGAATTAGGAGTACTTTTAAATCAAGACTTATGGAACAACAAGAGCAATTAACGCCACAACAACACAGAGAGCTTATTAAATCCAACATCGTTGGAAGCTATAATAATCCTGAAAAATTCATTGAGAAATCAAATAATATTGATGCTTTCAACGAATTAATTAAAGGAGATATCTCGGGGAATTTCTCTTATCGAGAATCAATTAGTATCGTTAAGAAGGGTAAGGAGATTAAAGAAAAGCTTGAATTACTATTAGCATTACATCTAACAGAGTTTACAACTTTACAGCAACAAATATCTCAAATTCCTATTGACTTAGGAGTTCAACCAACTGCTTCGGATACTAGTGATTGGTATGATGTTAAAGTAGCTTTCCTACCAGCTCGCTATACTTGGGAGGTTATTGATCAAGCAAACGAAGATGTTAGAGAGTCTTATAGAAATTATAATCGATTAGTTGAAAGAATTATCGATTGTCAAGTTGAACAAAAAATGATTAACGCAATGTTAAAAAATCTTGACGATAATAAAGACTATCCTCTTTCAGTTAAACAAATCATTGCTTTAAATCTTTAAAATATGAAAACATTCTTCCAACAAAATTGGAAAGGCATAATGATAATAGGATTAGTAATTGCACTAATCCTTTTATTATTTCCTAACCTAACAGCGATTAAAAAACAAGCTGCGCAACAAACTAAAACTGTAATTGATAAAAAGATCGATTTATCTGACGTGCAACAATGGAAAGATAAATTCAATACACTTCATTTGAAATTAGAGAAGATTCAAGTAGAAAAAGAAGTTTTACAAGTCTATTCTGATAGCATAGCTAAAGTATTAAAGATTAAATCTAAGAATATTCAATCTATTACTCAAATCAAGAGTGGAATATCTATTGATCAAAAACTTGATGTGCAAAATTTAACTTTTACTAACAACTTAGGTAGTCAAGTAATTAATTACACCTCATTTTCTTATAGTGATAAATGGATTAATATAAAAGGAGATACTGGAAAGACAGATAGTATTCACGTTAAAGGAACTGATACTTTAACTAAGATTGATTACACTAAGCGTAAATGGCTTTTCGGTAAAAAACATTACTATAGTGATTTCAGTAATAAAAATCCTCACATTATTATTGAAGGATTGAAGCAAGTCGAAGTTAAACCTACTATAAATAGATGGGGTATTGGACCTTCTATTGGAGTGAGTGCACGTTTAGGTGATAAGTTGGAAATTGCTCCCATTATTGGAATATCTTTACAATATAATTTTATTACTTTCTAATATGTCAGATAATTTACAAAAAGGAGGAAAGGGAGCTGCTGTAGGGACTAGAAAAGAGTTTGGTGGTCGCGAGTATATTAAAACTGCAGACGGTTGGAAGTTTGTAGGAAAGGGTAAAGGAAAGGGAGCTCAAAAACATATAGATGCTCATAAAACTTCTACAGACGATAAGCAACCTAAATCTACACACTCTCCGGAAGAATTATCTACCCATGCCTCTAATACCTCAACAGAAGCTCTTACTGCAGTGGCTCATGATAAAACTAAGCCAAAAGAACTTCAACAAGCTGCTCAACAAGAGTTAAGTCATAGAGATAAGGGTAGTAAAGAAATTGAACCTGAAAAAACTGAAAAGAAAGAAGAGCCTAAGAAGGAGGAAAAGAAGGAAGAAAAACCTAAACCTGCTGAAAAGAAAGAAGATAAAAAAGATGCTCACGAAAAGAGAGGATTTGATGAGTCTAAAGGAGATGAAGATGTGACTGGTAAGGGTGAGAAAATTCCAGCAGATTATGGTTTACCTAATGAAGAAAGCGCTGTAGAAGGAAAGATCTTAGCTCAAAAAGATGGAGCTGATAAATTGAGTGTTAAAGACGAAGGATTTAGTTTAGATCAACAAGAAGCTTTAACATCTGAAAGCGATAGCAATGAAGAAGATGATATTAATCATAAATTTGAAGCGTTTGGTCGCTTCGCTGCTGGTGTAATTAAAGGACGTATGAAATCTTTAATAGCCTACGGCAGCGGAGGTGTGGGCAAAACTTACACTGTAACCACGGAGTTAGAGAAGGCTGGAAAGAAAATATTTGATCCTGAAATTCACGATCCAGGTGAAAGTGGTTATGATTATGTAAAAATTACAGGGAAAGCTCTATCTTTAGATGCTGATATTATTACTCCTAATGGTATAGTAAAGAATAAAGATTTATCTGTAGGGATGGAAGTTAGTACTTTCGATGGTTCGTCTGCTAAGATAAATCAGATATTTGACCAAGAAGATGAGCAATTGTATGAGGTATTATTTAATGATGGCTCATCTGTTGAATGTACACTTAATCATTTATGGCAAGTAAGGGATCGTATTTCTAGAAATAATAAAGTAGTAGATTTAAAATATATTTTAAATAAAAATGTAGTAAAGCGTTATCCTAATTATAACTTATTTCGCTTTGCAATTCCATTAACAGCGCCTGTAGAATATAATAATCCCTCTATCGTTGAAATACATCCTTATTTATTAGGTTATTTAATAGGAGATGGTAATATATGCGAAAGTGCAGGATCTATGAATATTGCAATAGGAGTAGAAGATCAAGAGTATGTTTTAAATAAAATCTCTTCATTATTACCGCTAAATCATAAATTAGTACCAATATCGACTACAGAGAACTGGGATAAAATAAGCTTTAGAATACAAGGAGATAAAAATTTAAATATTAATTTGATTCGTAGAGCTATTATTTCATTAGATTTACAAAAAACTTGTTATAATAAATCTATTCCTGAGATATGTTTTACTATGTGTGTAGAAGATCGAATACATTTACTACAAGGATTATTTGATTCAGACGGTACAGTAGAAAAGACAGGTAGTGCTCAGTTTTGCTCAGTTAGTAAACAATTAGCTATTGATGTGCGCAAATTAGCAAAATCTTTAGGAGCGTGGAGTTCTTTTAAAGAGAGAGTGGTACCTAGTAGTAATACGCTGAGATATGAAGTAGTAGTAAATCTACCTAAAACTATAAAATGCTGTTCTTTACCACGTAAAGCTATACGCTTAGATAATAGAAGTAAAGATATTCCGGAATTAACAATAGTAGCAGTTAACCTTACTCGTATAGCTCCTAGTAGATGTATATCTATAGATAGCGACGATCATTTATACTTAACGAATGATTTTATTGTCACACATAATTGTACTGCTGCAGCTGTATATCAAACTATGTATGAGCATAATGGTAAAATACTTCTCTTTGACGACTGCGATAGCGTACTTCAAGATGAAAATGCAATCAATCTATTCAAAGGAGCTCTTGATACATCAGGAGATGGAAGTATTAACTGGGGAAGTGCTAAAAAACTAAAAGACAGCAACGGAGAGGAGATGCCTGGTAAATTTGCATTTAACGGAAGCGCAATGTTCGTTTCTAATCTTGATATTGGAAAAGATAAAAACGGAAAACAGTCAAATCCTCAATTACAACCAATTGTTTCTCGTGGATACGGTATTAATTTAACGATGGATAAAAAGAAAACAATGGATCGCATTACTCATATTGCTACAAGTAAAGATGGCAAATTGACGAATCTTAAATTTCCAGGAACGCCAGATTATACTCACGAAGACATGAAAGCTGTATTAGAGTATATGGGTAAGAATAAAGATAAAGCGTCAGATTTAAATGTAAGAACAGTAGGAACTTTGCTTGCAATCAAAAAAGATGCAGATGAAGCAGGAGTGAATTGGCAAGATGATGCAAAGTACGTTTATCTAAGAAAATCAAATACTCCTGATATCTATAATGGAGGATTATTCAACGCTAGAAAAGACGTTATACAAAAGTCTTTAGGAATTGATGAGCGAACTATTGGAGATAAGAAAATTGATTGGTGTACATTAAAGAAAGCATCTTTAAGAGGAAATGTAAAAAGTCTCGAATACAGATAAATATTTTACATACTTTTGTTGCATAATAATAAAATAGAAATTATCTTTACCTCAATAAAAATAAATAAATCATGTCAGATCAAAGTCAATATAATTTCGACGAAGGAAGAAAAGCAATCATAACTGATAACTTACTAAAAAGCTATGGTATTGATCAATCAATCGAAAAATCTCAAGAAAATATCACTATTCCTAAAAAAGAATTTATCGATGAGCATGAGAAATTAGTTGACGTTCTTAACTCTCCTTCTCATACTGACGATAAAGAGGAGGCAGAAGATCAAGAAAAAGAACTTAAACAAGTTACCAAATCTAATCAAGATACTCTTGAAAAAGGAGGTAAAAGAGCTGTTATTGGAGAAAAGCGTGAATTCAGCGGAAGAATGTATATCAAGACTGCAGACGGTTGGAAATTTTTTGGTAAAGGAACTGGAACTAAAGCTCAAGGTCATCATGAGTCTAGTAATTCTAAATCAGAAAGTAAGGTTGAAGATAAAAACAACCCCTTTGGATTCGACAGTAAAGAGCAATATGATTCATATATACAGGGATTAGCTTCTCACTCTGTTAAGTTTGGACTTACAAAAGATGATTATTGGACTTCTATTGACAATAAAGAAATTGCTGAAAAAATCAAAACACATTCAAGATCAGCAACGCCTACTAATGAGTTTAAGAAAATTCAAGCAGACGTAACTGCAGCTAAAAAGAAAATGAATGAAGTAAAGTCTGTAGCACAATCTGCAGGAATATCTCAAAAAGAATTTGATAAATTACATCCTGGAACCAAAAAAGAGCTAGAGAATAATACTAAGAAACAAGCTCCAGGACATATTGATAGTGTTAAGTATCAAGAAGAGGTTAGAGAAAAACATACTCCTAAAGAAGATAAGAAACAATCTTTTTCAGATTTGGAGAATGTTAAAGAAGATTTGAAAGATAAGTTTAAAGGATATAAATTCAAAGAAAGCGATAATACTTACGGCGGTAAAACTATATCTTTTTCTAAAAACGATAGAAATGAAGATTCCTCATTTGATATTCAACAAAAAACTGAAAAAGGATTCTTCGTTAATATGATTACTAAGAAAGTAGTTTCTTCAACTAGTTTAGCTGATCCGTCTAAAAACTACCAAACTACATCAGCTCGAAGCGTAAGACATAAAACTATCAAAACATCCAATCACGTTGATACTATGAAAGATGTTTATAAGCTTATCGATAGACATTTGAGTAAAATCAATAAATAATGTGCGATAAAGGAGAAATAGGAAACTTCTCTTACGAGAAGCAGAAAGATGGAACTTTTCTTTATAAAGCTAAAGAAAACACTCTATCTTCAAAAAAAGTGATTAAAAAAGCTCAATATAAGGAAAAACCTCAATATAAAGCTTTAGAACAGATCGAAAACAAATCTATAGCTAGATTTCAGAATGATTTAAAAACGACAGTAAAAAACGTAGTACAACTTCTAAATACAATATCAAATGAGCGGATTCAAACATCAAGAAAATAAAAGAGAGATTTCAAACAATATCGCATCGCTTTACGGAACTGAGCATCCTACAGAAGCTATTCAAAAAAGTGAGCAACAAAACCTATCTCCTTTTGAACATAGAGAGTTAGTAAAATCTCAGATAGCTGGAAGTTTCAATGAAAATACTCCTAGTTTATCTGACGAAGAATTAGAGAAAAGTGCTGAGGACACTCTTGAAAAAGGAGGAAAACGTGCTGTTATTGGAGAAAGAAGACAATTTGGAGGAAGAGAATATATTAAAACCAAAGATGGCTGGAAATTTCATGGCAAAGGAAGTGGAGTAAAAGCTACAAGTCATCGTGAAGGAGCTTTAGATCATCATGTAGAAACAGGTAAAGGTGCTGGAGAAAAGAAAGAAGAATCAGAGCATTCTAAATTATCTGATGCTGATTTAGAGCGTAGAAAAGAAGTAGCTACTAACTTAGGGAGTGCAGCTTTAAAAACTGGCAAACCTGAGGATGTAACTAAATTAATGCAAGAAGTGCACGCTATCGAAACTGAACAAAAGAAAAGAGCAGAAAAAGAAGTTGGTAAAGTAGGAAAGCCTGACTCAATCACTTTAGATAGAGATCATAAAGAAAAACCTACATCTAAACACATTGGAGATATGAGTGCTACAGATATGAAAGCTGCAGCAGACAAATTAGGTATCGACGTAAAAGGAAAATCAGTAAAGCAAGTACGCGAAGCTCTAACAGGAGCTAATATCGATAAGCAATTAGCTGATTTCAAAGCTAAGAAAGGAGATAATAAAGAACCAACGCACGATCCGGAGACAGGAAGAGAATTGACTTCGTTAGAAAGAGCAGCTTTAAAAGCTCAAAGTGAGGGAAAGTAGATAGCTCCTCCTCAAAAGAGGAGCTTCAATCAAAAATTCCACTTAGAGATATTAATCAAATCAAACGACTAGCTCAGTATCTTCAAGATAACTATAAGTCGATCGGTCAACATTATAATTACAGCGAATACTTTTATTCAGTTTCAGAACCACTATCTTCTAAACAATTTCAAAAACTGAAAGACGAATACGAGAAGAAAGATCAAGAACTTACTAAACTTACTGATCAATATCATGCAGATCAATTATATCAAGTCGATGATGAAAACTTTCGAGGATTAAATGGCGGAGGAGACTACGGATATAGAGATTAATTATGACACTAACTCCACAACAAACCAACTCTCTTCTTGAGATAATTAACAATAATCAAGCTCTAATCATTGGACGTGAATTAGGGCTTGACTACTTATCTGATTATGATAAGGAAATTTTAGAAAGGTTCGGAGTAGATCTTAACGAAATCTACTTACCGCAGACAGATACGATCTTCTCTTCATTCCATTTTGGTCTCCTAAGTGATAGTTTGAATAACATAGGATTTGCCGAAGATGTAACTTTCGACGATTTATACGAATATATTTCAAAAGGAGATTACATTCCTTTGACTACTCAAGAATTAGCTACTATTGAAAGCATTAAAACACAATCATTAGCAAGTTTAAGATCAGTAAATAATAAAATTTTCCAGGATATTAATCAAATCCTTCCTAACTCATCTAGATCTACTCAAGAAGAGTTCATTAAAAAAGAAGTCGAACAAGGAGTTCAATATAAAAAGACTGTTCGTGAAATAGCTAATGAAATAGCTCACAAGACAGGAGATTGGACTAGAGATTTCGATAGAATAATTCAGTACAATTCTCAGAAAGCGTATGAAGAAGGAAAAGCAGCTGCTATTCAAAGACAATATGGAGATGACGTTTATGTTTATAAGAATGTATATCAAGGAGCGTGTAAACATTGTATTAGATTATATCTAACAGCAGGATTAGGAAGTCAACCTAAGATCTTCAAATTAAGCGAGTTAAAAGGTAATGGTTCGAATATAGGTAAAAAGGTAGCAGATTGGCTTCCGACCTTAGAACCATCGCATCCGTATTGCAGATGTAACCTAGTATTTCTTTCAACCCTCCAACAAACTAACACTTGGAATAAGCAAAATAAGAAATTTAAGACTACTACCACAACAACTCCAACATCAAGACCACGTCCTAAGATAAAAGCTATTGTAGGTGGTAAGGAAGTTTGGGTATAATAGAAAAATTGTATTTTTAACAAAAATCTAAAGATATGTTACACGATTTATTACTTAAAAACGAAGAAGATACATTGCTTGGTATTGCTAAGATAGATATCTCTAATGATGAAACTAATATTGCTCAAAAACAAGTTAGTTTGAATTTTATCACTAAGGCTGAGCCACCATTTTCTTTCGATACAGAAGATGTTACTGCGTTTGAGTTAGAGCAAGAAAAAGTAGAGCGTTTTATTCAGCCTAAAAATTATTTGATGAGCGATCTACTTTCAGATCTAACTGATATTGATATTGTAGCAGAATTTGATGGAGAGGAGTTAAATCCAGTCCCAACTACTACTACAACCACTGCAGCTCCAACAACTACCACTACTACTGCGGGATAATAAAAGATTAAATGGAAACTACAACTCTAAGATTCTCAAGAGTCGCTAATAATATAAGTGTCGATTATAAAGCGACGCTTACAGACGAAAACGATGTAGATGAAAATTTTAGAGTTGGAGCGCCATCTAATATAAACAGTTATCTCGAAACTCAAATATTCTATTTCTTTGATAGAAAGAAATGGACATTAAATGAGATGATTTTTTTTGCCAATAATAACAATCTGTGTTTAACGATTTATGATAAGCAAGGAGAAGTGGTTAAGCAATATGGAGCCTGTAGTGGAGTATGTCTTGGAGAGTTTAAAATCAACAACGATTGTTTCATTGTTAATAATAAATTTTTGCAAATAAATTAAAAATGAGCGAAACAATATTTACCATTCCAATAGCTCCTAACGATTATGATTTATCGCTAGGAAGTGTTATGATTCATAATTTAAGTGCACCTCCTGGAACGTCAACTAAAATTATGACTATTCCTCAGTTTAAAATTAAACTAGCTTGCAATATAATTTCTGCTGGCACTTTTTTAATATTTAAAAAACCAGGTAACTCAGATGAGTTCAATATTGAAGCAGGAGATATTGGTCAAGGATGGTTTAGCTCTACATTATATATTATAAGAGGTATATATTTAGGAGGATTAATTACAGAGTTATCAAGCTGGAATATATTAGAGTCTTTAGAATTTTAAAATTAAATAAAAATAATAAATAGAACAAATATGAAGAAGAGTATATTACTACTATTACTTTTAATCAGTGGATCAATCATATCGCAAACAAAAGTATACGATACACCTGTAAAATATAAACAAGTTTCTACGCTTAATTCGGTAACTACTACTACTCCAGTACCTGTTTTTGGAGCGGATGGGTTATTGCAAAAAGTAATATTAGACGATTTACCGGTTTCTACACTGACGCAGGAGGCTTTAGATTTAAAACTTTCAAAAACAGGCGAAGTATTAAATTATTCAACTGATTTCGATCCATTATTTAGTCAAGATCCGACAAGCCTAGTGGTTAAGAAAAGAACAATGCAGCCAGAATCTAGTAGATTCGATCCTACTCTAGCTCCTATATACGCATGGGGTGACAGTATGACGGATGGATACCTAACAACTAACTACCCTACTCAATTAACTGCGTTATTTGGCTACCCAGTAACAAATAGAGGTGTAGGAGGTGAAAATTCTACTCAGATAAAAAACAGATTAGTAGCCGAAACCGCTGCTTATTCTAAATCAGTTATAATTTGGGTAGGCAGAAACAATATCGGTAGTCCTGCTACGATTAAAGCAGATATTGCCACAATGATTTCGACTATAGGGCATACAAGATACTTAGTTGTTGGTGTAGTTAATTCCGCCACAGAGCCAATAAACAGTGCGAACTGGACATTAATCACAACACTTAATAATGATCTTAAAGCGTTGTACGGCAGTAAGTTCGTTTCGATTAGGGAGCAGATAGTAAGTAAATACAATCCTTCACTACCACAGGATGTTATAGATCACGCTAATGATGTACCGCCGGAATCTTTAAGGCTGCCAGCAGATCCTCTGCATTTGAATACAGCGGGTCAAACAGTAGTTGCTGAATTTTTTAATCAGAGACTTGGTAATATGTTCGACAAAAACGGATATTTGCAGAGTAAAGATTTTAAATACTATTCTAATTTATATAGTGATTACATTTATAGAAATCTAAACGATACGTTTACCGGAATAAAATACTCCACAAACACAGGTACAACACAGATAAACGGCTTAGGCTTAACAAACAACGGCACTACTAGTAATTCGCAAGTTCTTTTAATCAATAATACAAGCACAGGAAACGGACTTACAATAAACAACACTGGAAGCATAGGGCAATATACCATTAATGCATTAACTGGTACAGGGCAATATACGAGAAATCTTGCAGGAGGTAGTGGTTACGGAGGCGAAAACGTGGGCGCAGGGACATTTATGAGTTTAAACAGTGCCACAGGGTCGTCAGGGTTTCTTTTAGTTTTTAGAAAAAACGGCGCGGCTACTAGCTCATTTGATCAAAACGGCATATTAAGAACTCCCCCTCCATTAATAACATCAGCCCCAGTTACGAGCGCGGGATCTTACGATTTCCTTACAAGAAATATAGTTACCGATCAAGTTGAGAAAATACCAAGTGCAAATGTTGCTACTTCTGCCAGCGTTGCATTGAAACAGGACGCTTTAGTTTCGGGAACTAATATAAAAACAGTAAACGGTAACGTATTACCAGGGAGCGGTAACGTTTCTATTGACATAAATGGAGCATTAAATGAGGGGAGCACAGCAATAGGAAAAACACTAAACCTTATGTCTGCGGATTTTACGCAAGTTGTACAGACAACACCTACAAATCTAAATATAAATCAGATAGATTTATCTAAATCTGCTGGAATCGCTAATGTAAGCGGAAATATGCATCTTTATGGATCTAATCCGACTGGAGACAATCATATAAACTTAAACAATAGAACAGCGTCTGGGACAGCTTACTACAATTTTAATCCAAGTAACACCGCAGGAACTTACACTTTATCCACCACAAGTGATATTACTTTACAAAATGTAGTAAACACTGCGCCAGAAGCTTATAAGGGAAGCAGTTATGTTTCTTTGTTGTATGGAGCAGCAGGAAGCACAAGCAGCGGTTTAGTTTCTGCGGATTTAACCAGCACAAATATTGGTGCTTTGCAGATACAGAATAATGCAGTTTTGTTGCAAAATGATAGTGCCACAGATTTCGGAATATTTAAAGTTAACGGGGGACTTATTGATATAACTCAATCAAATATTACGGCGAGTAAAACAACTCATGTTGTGGTAGATACACCAACAGCAAATACTACCGTATCAGTGCCTGCTCCGTCCGTAGATGGTTCATATACTTTAGCATTAGAAAAATATAAAAGTTATGTAGCGGTACTAAATCAGACTGGAACTTCTGCGCCAGTTGCAACTGTGCTAGAAAATAGTTTGAGTGGAACTATCGTTTGGAGTTATGTGTCTACTGGTATATATGATGCTACTTTAGCTGGGGCGTTCAACAGTTCAAAAACCGCTGTTTTTTTCAACAAAGGCGAAGTTACAGGTACAACGTCAGGAAAGAGTGGTGCTTTCGTGAATACTTCTGATACCGTAAGAGTTATGACCGTTAGCAACGGTTCAAGCTCAAACGGAGAGGTTAACAAAGCAACTATCGAAATACGGGTTTATCCTTAATTAACAATTTAAAACAAATATAATATGAACACAATTAATGAGGTTATTGCAGAATTATTAGGAAGCTACAAAGCTTCTTTTTATATCACCTATTTTATTTTTGTGATGCTTGGAATCGTAGTCAGTTTGCGCTTACAGAGTTTGCAGAGAGATAAACAATCCAGCGCAACACCCTTTAAATTTAGCTGGAGATTCCTACTACAAGATAATATAAAACAATGGCTAGGATCGTTAGCTTTCGTCTTCTTATCTATCAGAGTAGGTGCGGATACTTGGGGAATAGTGCCTACGTATGCTAGTGCTGTAATCATGGGGCTATGTTTTGATTATTCTTTAAATCTAGTAGGTAAATGGATTGAAGCTAAAGCTAGAAAGTAATAAGAATTAAAATCCCTTAAATCTAACATTATACCTAACACAACAATGGTTTATTTATCAATAGCTTTCAATTTTATAATAAAAATGATTACTTTTAAAAAAGGGTCACTATTATTGTTATCATCACTAGTTAGTTTTTGCGTGACTTATACTTTAAGTATAACAACAGGATCCTCTACAGGAACTATTAATGCTAGTGTTATACAGACGATACTTAAAGGAGTGGAGTTAAGAGATATAATTCTTACAGTTATAATCGAATCTATGTTTGTTACTTTTTTTATAATTTTCACCACTATTGATTTAATAACAGGAATACAAAATGCTTTATATTTTAATAGCATAAAAGAAGAGCCTCTTATTTTAAGAGAAGTTATCGAAAGTAATAAATTGTGGAGAACTTTTTGGAAGAGTTTTGGAGTATCTATTTTAACTTTAATGCTCACTGGACTAGCTATTTTCATGTTATTAATCAATAGTTACACTCCTTATTGGGTAATTCTATGGTCTCTAATATGTTTTTGGTTAATGGCGTGTGGTTTTGAATTCTATTCGATTGGAGAGAATTTAGAAAAAAGAAATGAAGGAAAAAAACCACCTATCTTTGGATTTGTAGATAAAGTATTAGAAGCTTTACAAAAAAAAGCAATAAGTAGAATAGATAATTCTTTCAATATATTAGAAGATAGTAAACTGAGAAAAAATGAATAAGCAAATAATAGCTTTAATAGTAGATAAAGCGAAGAAAAATGAATTAAAGCCTTCGAATTTATTGAGCTTTGTTGAAGTGGAGACAGGAGGGCAAGGATTTGATCCTACTACAGGAAAAATCATAATACAATTTGAGCCTCTGTGGATGAAAAAGTTAGTACCATTTGTTCCGTCAGGCTTATGGTCTGTAAATAAAGTAGATGTTCAATCGAAAGAGTGGATTGCTTTTAATGATGCATTTAAAAAAGATCCCGAAGGAGCTATGAAAGCTACTTCTATTGGACTTGGTCAAATAATGGGATTTCATTACAAAAGACTAGGATTTAAGACTGTAGGCGAAATGTGGAACTTTAGTAAGCAGTCTTTAGAGAATCAAATCGAGTTAATCATTCGATTCATTCTTACTGATCGAAAGCTTTTAAAAGCATTAAAAGAAGAAGATTGGGATACTGTCGCAAGCATCTATAATGGAGCTTCTTATAAAGAAATGGCTAAAAAATGGGGTAGAGAACCTTACGATATATCGCTAGAGAAAGCGGACAAAAAATATTTATTTTATAACAAAGCTGCATAAAATGGAATTATTTAAAAAAGCTCTAGATACAATTTCGCAATTACTTCATCTTAAAAAAGATAAAGTACATTACGCTGATTGCATTATAAGAAATGAGAAAGGACAAATCTTATTGCTTCAAAGAAGTACTCAAGATGATTTTGAGCCTGGTAAGTGGTGTTTGCCTGGAGGAAAAATAGAGAAAGGAGAAGTTCCTGAATACGCAGCTGCTAGAGAATTGATTGAAGAAACACATCTCCAAACTCCTCTATCATTTATTCAAGCAGTAGATAGAGACGATAGCATCTCTTTGTATTATGAGGGGTATGTAAAGTCTAGCGATAATATCATTCTTGATAACGAGGAGCATTATCAACTACAATGGGTTGATGTAGAAGAGATCGCTAAATTCGATCTACTATTAGATTTAAAAGACACATTAATGAATAAGATCGGATTACCAATCTATTCAACAAAATTAATGCAGTTAGATATAGAAGATGTAACCGATTTGTTCAAAAGAAATGATTTGGTTATGAAAAGCTTCGATGCTGGACAGATGAGTACTCAAGATTACTTCTACTGTAAAGATATAATCAAATCGCATCTAGATGAAATAGTTAAAGCTGCACAAGAACAAGGATTAATAAACTAAACGAGATGAAAACAAATCAACAATCATTAGATAAATTCAATTTCTTCATTCCTCTTGAATTGGAAAAAGGAACAGAAGAAAATGGAGGATTAGTTAAGATCAGTGGAGTGGCTTCTACAGACGCAAAAGACGATGATGGTGAAACATTAATTCCAGCAGGATTTGATTTCGCACCGCTTCTTCAAAGTGGCTTTCTAAATTGGAATCATCAAGCAAGAACTACTTCTAAAGCTATTTGTGGAGAGCCTACTTCTGCTAAAATAATCAATAATGGAAAAGATTTCTTTATTGAGGGAGTCATTTATCCTAACGCGGAAGGAAAGAATGTTATAGAGTTAGCTGAAACTTTAGAGAAACACTCTCCTAATAGAAGATTAGGATTTTCTATTGAAGGACAAGCTATTGAAAGAGATATTTTTAATCCAAAAAAAGTACTGAGAGCTAAAATTACTGGTGTAGCTATAACGCAATGTCCAAAAAATCCAAACACTTTAATGAACATTATCAAAGGAGAATATGATAATGATTTCGATAAAGAAGAGGAAGAAGAGGTTGAAGCTAAAGAAGGTGCAGAAGAAAAGCCGTTAGATAAAGCTATGACGGTTAATATTGATATTAATCCTGAATCTGTAGAAGGTGCAGATAAAAAAAAGGAGTTGTCAAACGAATTAAAAAAGAGCGAAATTTACAATCAAATTTATAAACGCTACACAAATAGCTTTGAAAAAGCTGATCAAATTTATAATTTCATTAACAAAGTAAACGAAAAAAGCATGAATACTAATAACATCACTCCAGAAACGTTAGAAAAAGCATATAATTTATTAGATCAATCTTTAGATTTGCAGAAAGGTGATGATCAAAAATCTTTAGAAGATGACGATAAAAACGATGAAGATTCTAAAAAAGATGAAGATATCAAAAAATCCGAAGACGATGATTCAGATAAAGATTTAGATAAATCTGCTGACGCCGATGAAGACGATGAAGATTTTGAGAAAGCAATGAATTGTGAAGGAATTGCAAAATCCTTTTTAGATAAAGGTATGAGTAAAGATGAAGTAGTGAAAGCTATGACTAGTGTAGGTATTTCTACTACGTTAGCAGAAACATCTTGCTCAAACTGTATCGCCCAAGCGAATGCTGAAAAAGACGGAGGACATATTGAAGCTTTATCTAAAAGTAACGAAAATGAGTTTGAGAAAGAAGAGTCAAACGCACTCATGACCCAAATGCTTGATAAAAAATTTAGCGCCTTAGGTTTTATTTTAAAATCTCAAAGCGAGCAAATTGATAACTTAATTAAATCAAACACAGAAGTACAAAAAGAATTTCGAGATTTTAAAAATCAGCCGGAAGGTAGAAAATCTGTTACAACAGTAAAAGCTCTTGAAAGATTTGAGAAATCTGCCGACGGCACTTCTACAGAGGTTTACGACTCAAGAAATGCAGCTGATATGAATTTATTGGGCGATCGTTTATTTAAAGAATATCAAATGATCAAATCTAACGGAGGCGAAGATCGCGGTCTAGAAAAAGCAGTATCAGATCTTGAAATTTCAAAAACAACAAATTTCGCAGCAATTTCACCTAGATTAAGACAATTAGGAATACAAGTTCAATAAAAATAGATAATCGGGCAATTAATAGACTAATCGGGAAAAATAAAATTAAACTCAATGACTTCAATCAATGATTATGCAGGAGAAGGATTCGTAGGTGGCCAAAGCGATGGTCAACTAGAACTTCAAAAAGCAATGTCTACTGGTCAAATTACCGGTAGAGACACAACAGGACAACCTTTAACTCAAGAACCATTAAAAGCTGAATCTTTAGAGAAAACTTTAAAATTACTTGAGTATAGAACGTCAGATATCAAATTAATGAATTTGATGCCAAAATTAACAGCTTACAACACTGTTGAGGAGTTCTTACAACTTTCTTCCTATGGTGCGCAAAGAGGAGGTTTCTACGATGAAGGAGAACTTTCTGACGTAGAAGATTCTACTTATATCAGACGTGCAGAGCTTGTGAAATATATGCAAGTAACTGGTGAAGTTACTATTCAAGCTCAAATGGTACGCTCTTATGTAGATGCAATGCGTCAAGAGGTTGAGAACAAAATGATGTGGATTTTAAGATTAGCGAACAAGTCATTGACTCATGCTGACTCTGAAGTAATTCCTCAACAATTCAATTCTATCTACAAACAACACGCATCTGTTGGTGTAACTCAAGATTACTTATATCCAACATTCGAAGCTTATTACAGCTCAGAAGTAGTTATTGATTTAAGAGGTCAATCTCTTAAACAAGGCGATTTAGAAGATGCTGCAGTTACTGTAGATGCTAATTATGGTAATGTTTCTCATTTATGTGCTCCTACAACTGTAATCTCTGCCTTAGCTAAAGATTATTACGAAGTGCAAAGAATTATTCAAAATGGCACTTATAATGGAAATGTTAATAGTGTTCCTAAAGTGATCTCAACTACTCTTGGAGATGTTCAGCTAGTATCTGATAAGTTCATGAAAGTAGATCCGCCAAGAATGATCAATACTCCAGCTTCTTCTACGAAATCTCCAGGTGCTCCTACTGTATCTGCAGTAGCGTTAGTAGCAGATGCTAACAGTAAATATAAGACTGGTGAATTTGGAAACGTATTTTATGCAGTAACTGCTGTAAACAGATATGGAGAATCTAATTTAACACCGTTTGCAACAGCAGTAACATTAGCAGCTAATCAAGCGGTTAATATCACCTTAGCTCCAGGTGCTGGCTCAATTGTAGCATCAGGATATGTTATTTACAGAACTAAAGTAACGACAGCAGGAACACCTACTGATTTGGAATTTTTCCCAATCTTCGCAGTGTCGGAATCTGCAAGAGCTAATGGATTTAATGGAGGTGCTGCAGGTATTGTAAGAGATAGAGGATATTTCTTACCTGATACAGAACAAGCCTTTGTTACTGATCTAGTTGATGAAGTTCTTTCATTCAAACAATTGGCGCCTATTTCTAAATTAGATTTAGCTGTTCAATCTATGAGTAGAAGATTTATCTGCTTCCTTTTCGGAACTCCTCAGCTTTATGCTCCGAAAAAAGTGATAAGATTCATTAATGCAGGAAAAAAATATACTCCAGTAGTATAAGTTAATTCTGTAGAATTTTTACAAAACAAAGCATTCATCGATTAAAAGGTGAATGCTTTTGTTGTTTAATAATTAAAAATGAAATTTATAGCTTATAATTTAAATTCGTAAAAATGAAAACATTAGTAACAGAACAAGCGTTCAAATTCGGACAGAAAAACATCATTCCTTTTGCTGGAGAAGTGAGCATTTCATTGACCGGAACAATCGAGGTAGAAGACGACATTGCTCAGTCAGTTGTAGATGCAGATTGTGGATTCTCTTTTCAAGATGTAATTGTCGATGAAACAACTACGACAACTACTGCAGCTCCTACCACTACAACTACTACAATTGTAGAAGAAGCTACTACCACAACCACAATCGACGAAATCAACACTAAACCAAAACAAGATTTAGGTAATGATGATTTAGGAGATTTAGGAGCTGGTCCAACAGGAGATGTGATTGGTGATCAAATTATCGACACAACAACAACAACCACAACAAATATCTCTATCAATGAAGCTAAAGATGAGCTTAATAAGCAAACTCTAGCGCAATTGAAAGAACTTGCTAAAGACTTTCCTTCTGCTGAATGGAGAGCTTTAAGTAAAGAAAAATTAGTTGATTACATAGTTTCAAAACTATAATAATTCTCAATCATGCCACAAATAATTTTAGATTGCAATAGTATTAAAGATACACAAGCGATTATAGTTTCAGTAGAAGACTTCAAAACAAGATACTTATACGGTCTTCCTTTAGAGAAGGACGGAAAGCCTCTTCCTGATGATATATTTGAAAATTTTCTAGACATTGCTACTCAACAAATTGAAATGCTATTGAATTTAAAATTAAGAAAAACAATCATTACAGAAAATAAAGATTTTCGCTATGATGATTGGGTTAATTGGAGTTATACAAAAGCTTCCTATCCAGTAGTCTGTCCGGTTTCGCTGGACGGCTACTTAGGAACTACTAAACAAGCAGTCTATCCTAGGCAGTGGCTAGTTTCGAGAGCGACAAGTGATAATAAATTATATAGTAGAATTATGTATATGGTTCCTACTTATGCTGCAGCTGTAGGAAATCAAAACAGTATAATAGTATCAGGGATTATACCAAATATTAACTGGTTTGCTTCTTACAATAATAACGGAATGATTCCCTGTTATTGGACTCTTTCATACGTTACAGGATGGAGTAAAGTGCCGTCTGAAATTATAGATGCTATTTGTAAAATGGCAACTATTCAACTGTTGCCAATAATTAGTGATATTCTTATGGGTAATTCTAATTCTAATATTCAAGGATCAGGAGTTGGTTGGGGTATTAGTTCTAAATCGATCAGCATTGACGGATTATCTCAATCTTTATCGAGTACAGCTCCTCAAGGAGGTGTATTTTCAGCAAGATTAAAACAATATCAAACTACTTTAGGAGACACTGTCGGTAAAAATTCAGGAGAACTACAACAATTGATAGATTATTATAAAGATATTAACTGGATTTGCGCTTAATATGGAAACTACTTACTTTACTGGACTACCAAGAGCTGATCTTAATAAAAAAGATTTTGATGATTTAATTGAGCAAAAAGGGAGTGATGTTTTATTAGAAACAGCTTTAAACTGCCCTTGCAAATCTAAATCCACAAATCAACAAAGTAATTGCAAGAATTGTGGAGGAACTGGATGGGTCTTTATCAATCCAAGACAAGTAAGAATGGTTTTAACTGCTATCAATTCAGTTACAGAATTCAGACCTTGGTCAGAAGAATTGAGGGGTACAGTTAATATTACGTCGCACGAGCAAGATGATTTATCTGAGATGGATAGAATTACAGCTTTAAAAGGCAAATCTATTCATAGTGAAGTATTATATCTAAAACATCTAGATGAAGATCCTCAAAATGAAGTAATATTTACATATTCGACGTACAACATAAAAACTATAGATTACATAGCTCTTTTTATAAGTGTCGATCAACCGTTGTGGAGACTGAAAGAAACTGACGATTATACATTCGTAAACAATGCAATCACTTTCAATCCTGATATAGAACTACCATTTGAAGATATAGAAAATAACAATATTACTATTCGATATAAACACGCTCCTCAATTTCATGTTATTGAAATGAAAAGAGATACAATGCAGAGTTATAAGTGGACTAATCAAGAAGTTAATCAAGATATGCCTGTTTCTGCTATTGCGAGAAGAGCTCACTATCAATTGAGGGCTCAGAATTTAGCAGGAGATCGTTTAATCGATAATTCTTTTGAAGAGGAACATAAATGTGATTAAAAATGATTATTCCTATTGTTATTGATACAAGTGATATTGCAAGACAATTCGGCATATCACACAGTCAAGTAGATGATGTGTGTGATAATATTGCTAAAACAATGGCTGCACGTTACGCTCAAGTGTTAGAACAAGAGGCTCAAGCAGCATTACATCAAACTAGACAAAGATACATTCGAAATATTAAAGTAGTTGATAGTGGAAGAATGGAAGGAACAGTAATGCTGGATTACTCAAAAGATCCAATAGTGCGAATGATTGAAGAAGGAGCTTCTGCTTTTGATATGAAAGCGAAGATGCTTGCCGGTAGAAAAGTTAAAATAGGTAAAAATGGAGGGAGGTATTTAACAATACCTTTCAGATGGGCTACTCCAGGTGCGGTAGGAGATGCTGACGTATTTAGCGGCACCATGCCTCAAGCTGTATATAATGCAGTAAGACAAATGCCTCAAAATATTCCAGTTAGTGGAGGAGGTATGAGAACTGCGGGATTAAATGTATCTCAATTATCAACGTCTTTACAAAAACCAGGATTAAGGAAAAGTATAGTAGATTCTGCAGGTAAAGTATTATTTAAGCAGTACGAACATAAGACGTCTTTATTCCAAGGAATAGTTCAGCAAAAAGACGCAGCTACTGGTCAAAATAGATATTTTAGTTTTAGAAGAGTGAGTGAAAAGTCTGATCCAGATGCATTCATTCATCCAGGAATAGAGCAATATAATTTGATCCAAAAAGCTTTGAGTAGTTTTGATCAACAAAAAGAATTATCAAACGCCCTCGATTTAGAGTGGCAAAAACTAGGTTTTTAATGGAAAATAATCTAATTATCCCTGAATTTATACTAATTCATGCTTTAAAAGCAGGCTTCGACTTTATTGAAAAGGATTTTAAAGAACAGATTACTTTAAATACTCCAACCAATAGTTACTTATATCGCATTCTTCATGATCAAAGAATAGAGCGATATGACTATTATACTCAAGCTCAAGCTATATTATTTAAAAAGAAAGATGACCCAAGGAAATTGAGTATTGATTTAATGTTTAACATGGATTTTGATAAAGTGCCAAGTGTTTATATTTCATTGCCAGGAGAACAACATGGTCAAAATAATTTAGGAGTAGAACAAAATCCAGAGTCATACTTTAATGTTGATGAGAACGATAACGCTACTAGTTACACTAATCGTTACACAAGAAGAAAAAATGCTAATTATGGAATTTACATAGCTAGCGATAATTCTAATGAGGTATCTCTTTTATATTATATAATCGATTGCTTAATGATCTCTATGACTCCTCATCTAACTTTAAAGGGTTTGTATAACATTACTCAAGGCGGTCAAGATTTACAAATAGAGAACGATAAAATTCCTAAGAATTTTTTTATGAAATCTATCTCCCTTGGATTACAATACGAAAGGTCAGCTCCTGATTTAACTAATACTCCGATGTTTACTGATATAATCTTTGAAGGTCGACCTGTAAATTCTATAGAGTAATTTATAGATACTATAAACAACTTGGATAGTGTATAAATTAAGTTTAATTTTATCAAAATAAAAAGTATGACAACGACTACTACAACTACTAAAGAGAAAGTTAAAGAGCAGCGAAAAATTGACATTTTCGCGCTTTTAGACACTCAAGCTCTAACAAGAGCTGAGCGCTCTTATTATGAAAAACATTATAAAGAGCAGTATAAAGATCAATCGAACACTATTGAGGAGTGGTTAAAAATAATTAAATTTATTCATTAAATATGGCAACATCAATTGTAGTTAATGGTAAAACCATTAAGCGTCCAGGAGTTTACGCTCTAACTAAAAGTGGAATTAAATATCCAGCACAAAATCTTTCTTACGGAAATATATGTATTATTGATAATGGTGCAGGCGCAGGTTTTGCGGGAGGAGCAGGAGTTTCAGGAACATTAACTCAAGGAGTAGATAGTGTTTATGAAATCAGTACGATTCAGCAATATCTTAGCTTTATGAAAGGGGGAGCTCTATGGGATCTTGGAGAACCTTTATTCAAACCATCTAAAGCAGCTAATATTCCAGGAGTTTCTAAGGTTTATTTCATCAAAGCTGCGACAACAGTTAACGCTGAAATAACTTACGCATTTGAGAATGGAGGAGTTATTTTTCAAACATTAGATGAAGGACTAGGAGCTAACGGAATAACGGCGTCAGGAATTTTAACTAAAGGTTATGCTTGTAAGTTTATAGCTAGTACAATTAACGCCGGTAAATACATAGTTGAATTTTATCACGGAAGTTTCACAGGACTAGATCCTTTGAATAACTTACCTTACGACGGTATTTTAGCAGCAGATTCTACAGCAGTTATGTTTTTAACTACACCTGAGTTAACTTTAGTGCAAGATTTAATAGACTGGTGCTTAACTTCAAATGAATTTAAAGCAGTCTTTAAATTGAAAATAGGATATACAGCAACGGGAGCTTTTACTCCTGACGACATCACTGATAATGCTGGATATAAATTAGCTACAGGAGGGACTGAAACTTATGATGCTACAGGATTTAGTAATGCTATTTTAGCTATTAAAGATCTAGATAATACTTTCTTTTTATCCTTAGACTCTGGAACAAGCTCTACAAGCTTGAGTAATGAAAAAATTCTAGATTTCATTAACAACGAATCTAAGTATGAGAAATTCATGTATGTTGCTGGAGGCTACGATAAAACTACTTTTGCAGGATCTACAAACACTTCTGAATCTACCGCGAAGTATTATGATAGCGATAAAGTAGTGGTTATTCACGGAGGTCTTAAAAAGACTACTCGCAACGGATTTATTCTAAAAAGTCAATTGTATAAAGCAGCTTTAGTTTTGGGTAGAACTTGCGGATTGCCTCCTCAAACTCCAATAACATTCAAAGATCTTAATATAGATGGGGAGATTCATAAGTTATCAGACAATGAAAAAGAATTCGCTTTAGATTTCGGAATTTTAACTACACATTTCGATAATGAGTTGGGCTATCATGTTATTCAACAAGGTATCAATTCGCTGCAACAAAACTCCTATCTTGTAAATGAAGATGGAACATCTCACGATATAGCAGTAAGAAGAATTACAGCTCAATTAAACAAAGAGATTTGTGTAAATGCTAAGAAAGTGTTTTTCGGCAAAAACGAAGGACCTAATCGAAACACTATTACAGAGGAAGATATAAAAGCGTGGTTAGAAGGTTTCCTTCAAACTAAAACAGCCTCTTCATTAGAAGACAATCTTATTTTGAAATTTGGAAATATTAACGTTGTAGTGCAAGCTGATAATTATTTTGCCTCATACGAGTTTACACCAAACTATCCAATTTCAAAAATAGTGTTTACCGGAATCATTTTAGAAAATTAATAATTATAAATAAAAAAAATTATGGCAAATGAACCAGTTTTAACAGGCGCCATCGCCTTGATAAAAGTCCAAGGTCAAGTTATTGGAAAGATGAAATCTGTTCGTTGTCAAGAGCAGATCAGAAGACAACCAGTTAGAGGAATAGGAACAATCATTCCTTCTGAGCAAGCAGTTACAGAGTGGGAGGGAACTCTTTCATGCGAGTTTATGGAAGTCCTGTTTCAAAAAACAGGAATAACAAACGCGATCAGAAGAGTGTTTCCTAATATTGCTTCACAAGTTCTTACAGGAGGCACTTCTTTTGAAGATCAACTAGTTCTTGATGTAGATGGAGTTCAAATCGATATCTTTAAAAAAGTTACTGATATCGTAAATCCTGACGGAACAATTAAACCTAAAGTAGTCCCTTACGCTATTGTGAAAAAGTGTTTGATTGAATCTGATTCATTCGATATTAGTGAAGGATCTATATCTGGTCACTCTCAGTCGTTTAAATATATGACGCCACTTACTTATTTACAATAACAATTAAGTATAAGAGTATTATTAAAATCCTTCGTAAAGAAGGATTTTTTTATTCACTTACGTTTGATAATTTTAGATATTTACATTCTAAATAAAATAGTAAAAATGAAAAGATCAAAAAAATTAGAGATTAGAGGTAATGTTTATGATATCGATTACCCTAACACAGGACAGCAAATCGATATTGAATTATTGAAAGCTAAAATATCTGACGGGAATTATGATATTTTAAGATTTAGTACAAATCCGATGTTTCAAGCACAAGCTGATAAAATTGACATGATTGCTACATTTGGTGTATTGATTCCTCAATTAAAAAAAGACATTAATGTAAGCTCTTTATTCTTTCTTGAAGAAGAAGCTTCTAATGAATTATTAAGCGTTTACGAAGAGCAATTTGGCCCTTGGTATGCTGGTATTAAAAAATCTATTCAGGATCCTAAAAAGGAGTTAGATCAAAAGGAAGAGCCGAAAGATTTGATTGAAGACAAGTACGAAGATAAATAATTCATAATTCATGAATTATGAGTTACAAGGATTTCATAATAAGATGGAATAACGACCATCCTCTTGATAAAAAATATCGAGAAAAATATAATATCGCTTTTAACTCTCCACAGCATCGTCAAATAAATCAATTAGACATTCTATTAGAGTATATAGAAGACCAATCTTTTGAGCAATTTAAAAGCGACTATCATATTAAAGCAGTTAAAGCCCAGCAATATAAAGAGGGAATATGGTTAGAAGAAAAACAGTTAACAAGCGAAGAATCGACTGATTTATTTGATAATATCGATATTTTTAAATTTAACAACGATAGCTCTCAACTACAAATAGAATAAATTATGTCAAGCTCAGTTAATGTAAATTTTAGAGTTACTGGTGGAGAGGTTCAATCTTATATGGATAGACTTCAACAGAGATCTACCGAAATGTCTAGAACTTTTTTGAGAAATGCTTCTCAATTAAGTGATGTAGCTAGAGATCAATTGAGATCGTATCAAGAACAATTAGCAGCTTTAGAACGAAGATTACGTACCGAGAATGAATTAGTACGCACTCAAGCTCAATTAAATAGAGACAGTCGCTTAAATAGCTTTAGAGATGATATTGGTCAAAGATATTCTGCTTTAGATGAGCAGAGACAGAATGGAACTATCACTGGAAGACAACATCGATTAGGTGTTTCTCAATTAGATGCAGAAGAGCAGCGAGGTACACTTGATATAGAGGATCAATACAGACAAGAAGTTCAAGCTGCACAAGAGCAACATAGAGATAACTCTCTTATGTTGAGAACAATGCGCGATAACGTCGACACTGTCAGAGCTACCTCTCAGCAAGAATTAGCTCAGATGAGACGTGGTGATGAGCATCTTGTAGACGCTATTCAAAACGACGAAGATCCCAACGCCTTATTAGCTAATAGACTTGCTTCTCAACAATTTATTGAAGAGCAAGCGCAAAACAATGAAGAGAGTTATCTCTATGTTGCTCTTGTGCAGCTTGAACTTCTTGTCTGTATTGATCCTCTATATCAAGTGTACC